TTTTTTCTGCGTGAGCTTTTGGGCGTCGGCGCGGAGGGAATCGAGGAGGGGATTGGCGGCTCCGGGGCAAACAATGGCGATGTGCTGGGGCGGCATCTCGGAGGGTTGGAACATTTCGATTGCCTGGGCTCCGTTGGGCCAGCGGGCGCGGAAATAGTGGGTTAAAGCTCCGGTCTCGGGCCAGCGTGGGCGGCCTGCGAATGTGGTGTCGGGGCGGATTTTTAGAGTCACGGGGGGCGCGCCGAGGACATTGCCGTTCCAGTCCACGATGCCGCCCGCCGGGCTTGTGTGGATGGTGATTTCCATGGGGGGCTGTGCGATGATGGCGCGGGGCGCGAAGGTCTCGCGGGGGTCGGGCTGGGTGGCGCATCCGGTGAGGATGGCGGCTAAAGCTAGGAAATAGGCGGCTCGGAAGGTTCTCATGGGGTTATTTCGCGGATTTCCGCCCGGTGCCCTTCTGGTAACGGATGGGGGTTTTCGCTGTTTTCAACCCACCAGCGGATTTGTCGGATGGATCGTGGATCGAGTCCCCATGGGCCTCGGCGGGTGTTGTCTTGTCGTTCAAATGAACGCGAGATAAGGGCGCATGATTGGGAAATAATTTTTCCTTCAAGTAGGTTTCGAGGTCGAGCATGTCGGCCTCGGTGAGGGAGCGGTTGCCGTTCGCTCGGTAGGTGCGGACGAACCATTCGCAGGCCTGCTCGACGACATTGTTGCGGGTGATGTTGAGGCCGGTATTCGCGGCGATTTCGTCGAGCAATGCAATGACCTCCTCGGGCAGTCGGATCGAGAAATTGCGTTTGGTTTTTTCCTGTTTCACAGGTTGCAATGTAACACGATTAAATTTTTCGCAATTTTTTTGTTGCTGGTTCGGTAAATTTGTAACATGAATTAACCCGCAATGAAAACGATCAGCATTCGATTGCCAGCAGAACTCCACCGGGAAATCGCCCGGATGGCCGATGAACAGGGCCTCAAGCCCGGACAGGTGATTCGCTCACTCCTCCTCCGCATGGTGAAATCCAAACGCCAGGAGGTGCCGGTATGAAACGGCGTCGCCTTTTTTTTGTGGAGGGTTTAAATGCCTTTCGGCATCGGGTCGGGGAATATTTCTGGGCTTTCACCTCGGGTGAGGCTCGGGCGCTCTTTTTTGCTCAATTCGGCAGCTACCCGAACAAGGTGGAGGTGGAGAAATGAGCGGGGCGGATTTTTTGAGGCTGGCCGGGTATGCCTGGGAATTTGCCTGGGCAATCAGTCCGGCGCTTTTTTTGGCGGGGTTGACCTGGAGGGTGTCGAGATGATCGAGAAACATTATTCGCCGACGGAGCTGGCGAAGATCCTCGGGATTTCGCGGGCGGGGATGCACCTCCGGCTGCACGATGGCACATTCGGCCATGTCCGCCTCGGGGATCGGGTGCTGATTCCCGAGAGCGAGGTCCAGCGGGTGCTGGATGAGCACAGGATCGAGAGCGCACACGCTCGGCCTGCCCGGCCTGCGCACCGGCGCAATCTTTTTGCTCACGCCTAAGCCATGCCGGAATCTGCCGCCGATCCGGCTTTTTTTTGTGCCCAAAATTCTGATGGGGTGAATACCCCAGAGGGAAACACCCCATTGCAGGCCGTGAAAACCGCCGCCGCCGCCGCGCCTTTTCTTTTTAATTTTGAGGAATTGAGTGCGGAGAAGCTCGAAGGCGTCGGGGAGTTCACCGGCGAGCGGTTGCTGGCCCGCAGGCCGGATGCTTACCGGGCGATTATTCGGATGAGTGCCGAGGGGTTGAGTATTTCCGCCCAGGCTCGGGCGCTTGGGGTGAGTCGGAACACGGTTTGCGCCGTGAGGGATCGGGAAGGATTTTCTATAGAGCAGGATAAAAAGGATTTATTGCGGGATGTTCGTCGGGCTGCCCGGCTTTCGGTCGAGAGGGCCATCGAGTTGGTGCCGTCGATCAATAGCGCGAAGGATGCGGCCATTGTCGCCGCCGTGATGGTGGACAAGATGCAACTCCTCAGCGGCGAGGCCACCGCCCGCGTCGAGCGGGTCGAGGTTAGCCAGGACAAGCTCGCCGAGATGCTGGCCTCGCTGCCGGTCCTCGAGGCCGAGGTGCTGCCGCTAACCGGTCCAAGCGCCGACGCGCCGGAACAAAAGGGGGCCGCTGCCCTGCCTGCCGGGATGCCTGCCGAAGCCGTCGCCCTGGTTGTCTCTGATTCGTTATCAGAAGTTCTGCCCTCGTTTGAAGATAGAGGCTCGGCGATGTCCGCCACTTTGTCCGCCACTTCGCCCCACGCCGCCGGTGCCGAGCCGGTCGAGGGCGAGGCCGGGCTGGTCGATCAGGAGGGGGGGGAGGGGGTCGCGGATTTTGCACCCCCCCCATCACAACCCACTGGTTTGGGTTCACAGAAAATTTTTGACAAAGGGGTCTCTGATGCCCCGCAGGACGCTTCGGATTCATCCACCCTACCATGAGCACTAAAAAACAAAAAAACGCCGCGCTGGAGCCGTCTCCGGCTCAGGATACGCCGCCCGCCCAGCCGGTGCCGGAGTATATCACCGCCCGCCTGCTGGGGCATGAGATCAACAAGCAGTTCCTCACTCTCTCCGTTCCCGATGGGGTGGGGGGCTTCTCGCGGGTGCGGATGCGCGTGCCGCTCCGCCTCGCCCATTGCTTCAAAAAAAACGCCGTCGTCCGTGTGCGTCGCACCGACGATCCGCTTGTTGTCGAACCTTTTCCCTCGATTTTATGAAAAAACAACCCGTCACCCTCTATTCAACCGCCTCGGAATCAGCGGCTTTATTCCGCCGATTTCTCGAAAAACAATCCCCCCGCATCACCGCCACCGCCTTTCTGGCCGCTCTCCGCGCCTTCCGCGCAAGGAGGTCGGCATGAAGGCCCGTCTTATCGTCATAGACACCGAGACCGGCGGCCTCGATCCCGAGCGCCACGCCCTCTTGAGCGTCGCCGCCGTGGATAGCACGGATGGTGAGGCATTTGTCGGCCTCATCCGCCCCCATGCCGATTGGATCACCGAGCCCGAGGCATTGGCCAAGAACGGCTTCACCCTCGAATTTCTGGAAAAAAACGGACGCCCCGAGCGCGATGTCCTCCAAGACCTCGCCCTATGGCTCGCCCAGCGCCGGTTCAGCATCCTTGCCGGGTGCAATGTCGCCTTCGACCGCGATTTCCTCAAAGCCGCCTTCGCCCGTTACGGCATGACCTGGCCTATGAACAAGAGCGTGGACCTGCAAGCCGCCGCGTGGCTCGCCTACGAGGCCGGTCGGCTCCCGCTCCCCGAGGGCAAGGACGGCCTCCCCCGCCTGAGCCTCGACCACATTGCCGCCGCCATGGGCTTCTCGCGCAGCAGCGACACGCACAACGCCCTCGAAGACGCCCTCATGACGACCGCCTGCCTCCGCCGCCTCATCGACCGCGTGCCCGCTCCCACCATTTTATGAAAAAAAACGGCCAAGAATTTCTCGAAGTTCTCGACGACCGCGACGCTCGGGCCGGTTGGAAGCTTACGGGCGGTGGCCGCGACATTGACCGCGCCTGCGCCCGCTGGCTCGAAAAACACACCCCCCCCTCCAAAAAGAAAAAACGCCGCTTCGGCAACTACTGACATGAATGCAAAAATCGAAAGCGAAATCTGGGACGACCCCGATTTCATGGAACTCCAAGACAGCGAAAAGCTCGCCGTTTTCTGGGTGCTTACCAAAGTCAACCTTCTCGGCTATGTCGAGATCACCCCTCGCAAGCTCTCCCGCGACATCGAAGCCCCTTTCGATGTCATCGAAGGAGCTTGCAAGGGGCTTCCGAGGGGCTTTGTCCGCACCGAGCGCGGTGTCTGGTGCCGCAACTATATTCGCAAGCAATTCGGTTTCGGGCAGTCGCTTGTGCGTTCTCACATGGCAAAAAGCATCCGCAAGCAAATGGAGAATGTCCCCGAAGAAGTCTGCCTTTTGATTCTGAAAGAATATCCCGAAATCTCTCCATGCCCGAAGGGGCTTGGTAGCTCCTTGGAAGCTACAAGAGAAAGAGAAGGAGAAGGAGAAGGAGAAAGAGAAGGAGAAAGAGAAGGAGAAACACTTTTGCTCGAATCCGAGACTTCCACCCCGGCAACGCCCGATCCTCTCCTGACACGAATCCGAAATCTCTTCAACCTTCGAGACTCGACACCGCTCGACACTTCCTCCCTCCGAGCTTGGGAAAAAAATAAAAAAAGCGCGGCGGCCCTCACCGAAGACGAGTGGCGCACCCTCGAATGGGCTTACCGCCAAAAAGAAGGC